TGAGATTGAAATAAAGCTCTTACTATAGTTGTAATAGTGCCGGCCACTCTATCTCCTTGATTTTATTTCTCTTTGTTTCTCATAATATTTTGCATATTCAGTAATAATATATGTTAGCAGTTCAAATACCTCTCGTCTATGCTCTATTTCGTAGAAATCAAAGATGTCTCCTATACCAGAAAATTCTTTGCCTAACCAAAGTCCGTTCATACCTTCAATTTTATCTGGTAAAATACTAAATATTAAAAGAGCCTGCTGAGTTTCTAAAGATAAATCCCCTGGTTCAACAGGAATATCTTCCTCAACAGGCTCTTTGCCCATTTGTCGACATATTTCAAAATATTGTTCTTTAGTAATGTTACCCCCAGAAAACGTTTCCTGAAGGTAACTTTTTAGTTTTTTAGATCAGTTTCTCTTTTCTTAACAGAGAATGCTTCTAGATCATTTACAGTATCAGTAATAAACTGATCGAAAATACTACTATTTTTTAGTAGTTCAAGAGCTTCTTCAGTAGAATACGGTAACTCATCTTCTGCGTTCATTGCTGATATATCTACCGGTAGCAACTTCGGAAGATGCTTAACTTTAAGACCCTTCCAGCCTTTAATTACGCGTTCAGCGTAAGCCTCAACAAACTTGTCATTATCCACCTCCTCTTCTCTTTGGCGGGTGCGTTTGTTGAATTTGTACACTAGTGCCTGGTTTCTAATTTTCATTAAGTCTTCGCGAGGAACATAGCTAATAGTAACTACGAAACCTTCTGCTTCTGGAAATTCTACATCAATAGTCTTGTCTCCAGTGACAAGTAGTGATTTAATTTTAGACATTTTTCCTCATAATTTAAAAATAAAGTGGCGCTTACCGTTTGATCGACGCACGATCGGATGAGGGGATCCCGAAAGATTGTCGCGGTAAGCGCCTTTGGTATTAAGTTAACTAGCCCCTCAACTAGTTAAATGTTACTTCTTAGCGTATAGGTCTACTTCACCACCGGTTGTAACGGTATTGATTGGTTCCTGTGCTTTGAAGTTTACTGATATTGAAATAATATCTTCAATTCCGTGAGTTGGAACGTCAAATACTACTGCAGGCATATTGAGTGCTAGGTATGGAGCAGTAACTCCTCCAACAACTAGGTTTGCATTTGAGAATGCAGTAGGAGCTGGACGACGATCATTAGCTAGATCACGTAGGAATTGAGCAGAATCTCCATCTGCACCGCGTAAGTAAGCGGTGAATGATCCTGTTACTTCTCTAGAACCCGTGAAGCTACCAATAGGGGTATTAACCTTTGATAGTTCTTCTGGAGTGATGAAGGTGATATTATTGTTATAGTTGAAGGTGAGAGCCGTGATTGGAAAAGTATAAGTTGTTGAAGAACCGCCTTCAGGCTGAAACTTAACAGTTAGGCTTGAAAGTCTATTCTTAATGAAGCTTGCAGTTGAGATTGTTCCTGCTACGTTCCACTGATCCCAAGGCTGATAAGAATGAGTTGCAGTGGTTACGTAAGCATTGCTGTTAGCGTCTATTGTGGTTCCATTATTTAAAATACCACCAAACACAGATACTGCATTATTTCTAGGAGTACCAGTTAGTTCTATTAGGTTAGTGCCAAATCCAGACCAAGTAGTAGTAGCAACTGCGTCAATAGCAGCGTCTACTGCAGCCTGATTAACTGCTGTATTAGATACCTGATATATAACGTTATCAAGTTTAAAATACATATTATAAGTAGCAGATGTACCAAAATTAGGTGTATGAGCAGCAGTATTACCGCTAGCATTTCTAGCAGCACTGGCAAACTTTCCGCCTGCCTGCCATACGCTAGTAAGCTTATTGGTAGTATAGGTAGAAGTATTTGACATAAGAGCTTGCCATAGATACCAATCTGAGGTAGGCATTGAATTACCTGATGTGTGAACCAAAGTACCGCCAGTAGTATTTTCAATACCAGTTGGACGGATATATGTTTGGAAATTCCACTCTACAGGGTTCATTGCTGTTTTAAAACGCTTACTAGAGCGATCTGGTGTAGTACCGCTCTCTAAGCTATTGATGTCCTGAGTAGCTGCAGCCTGTGACATTGCATAACCTGCAAGGATTTCAACCTTCCAAGTATTTGCCGGTGTCATTGCTGATACTGCGTCTCCATCGTTAAGACTTACAGTAGAAAGGAACACTTCACTATTTCTTTGAAGGTTCAATGTTTGTGCCATAATTAACTCCTTAATATAACCCTATGAGTTAGGCGGTCCCTCTTATATTTTATAAGTATAACACCACTTACTATAGGGCGCAAATAATAAAAATTTCAAATGTTAGAATCTTGTATATATACTATTAACGCTCTAATCTCTACTACTCCATAAGGTTCCATTATGCCTTCATCTGTTGATAGAGACTGAACTCTACATTCAGTTACGTTTAGGTCTTTAAAAGTAGAACGATATTTCATAGAATCAATAATATATTGAATATCTTGAGCTAAATCAGCTGCTTTTTCTATAGGATTATCGTCGCTATAGACATAACCTCTGACTTCTAAAATAAAACTAGAAAAAACTTGTGCATCTCCTATTCTAGCTCTAGTTTCGGAACTAATAGGATAACAACAAATACTAGGAAAGTCGTTTAAAGTTGATAAATATTCTTGTTTTGCAAAAACGTTTGTAAATACATTAGTACAAAAAGTATACGGACTACGAGGGCTGTTAGGTAGGGTCTCTGTAGTTCCGTCTATTAGTTTGAGCGCCGAAACTATTTCATTCATAATCTGTCTACGTTTGCTACTCATCAATCATCCACATCATACTGAACCGTAATCATTATTTCTCCTAACCCATAGGGATCTAGTAAACCGGAGTCCGTGTCTATAGACGCAATTTCGGCAGATATGATCTTGTGACTTTGGTCATATTTAACACGCTCTAAAACATGAGTAATATCATCCACAAGATCTTCTAGTTTATACAGACTATGCTCTTCGTGTGCATAAATTCTAATCATAATAGTCATAAAAGCTTCTGTATTTGTTTTAGAATTATATCTATAGAGTTCTTCTCCTGCTTGAATATAAATAGCAGGAAAATCATTTATCTGATCTATATATTTAAGACCTTTAAACACGTTCTGTGATAAGTTGGTTTTAAACTGATATCCATATTGGCTCGTAGAGCCGTTTATAGTTTTCAGTTGTGTGATAAGATAGTTAACTATCTCTCTACGTCTACTTGTTGCCATTATTCTAAACTCTGATTAGCTTTTATTAGATTAAACCTCTTACCAAACAGACTTCTAGTTACAGAGTTGAGAGAAGAACCAATAAGATCTTTTGGATTTCTAGAAGTAGCTTCGTGAACCCAGTAGTTAGGATCATAATAATATTGCATATTCTGTGTTCTTATATTAGCCATTACCTGTAGGCTATTTACAAATCTACCTGTGCGATAGGTTAATACTCTAGAAGACTTAGGAGGTCCTCCCACAGGACCGATAGGCATACGACGAAGCATCTCTCTTTTAGTTAGAGCAGTTATAGTGTCGTCGGTGATGAAATCACCCATAGTTTTAGTAGACCCTCTAGTCTCTCTTAAAATAGATACAATAGAATTAATTCTACTTTGAAAAGCTGCTTTATTTATACGAGGTATATAAGTGTTTGGGTATTTAACTGTAGAAATAGGTATAGAGCCTCCGGAAGGTACTAATATTTGAGTAGTTACATCAGGCGGAGCCAACAATAGGTTTTTGATATCTGAATCTTTAATTATTTTATCTACAGCTTGTCCTGATTTATTTTGAAGAGCTGTTTTTAGTCTTTCCAAAACTTTATTTTCATATGCAGTTGTATATGCTATATATAAACTAGAACTCTGCACCTGTAAGTTGGTGTTCTGTACTTTAAAACTCTCTGGTAAATAGGCTGAATATGACTTAATAGTTGCGCCAGATCTTATTACATACTGCATCCATAGATTCTGACCCTTAGCTCTGATTTGTTTA